AGCTCCATATCTTCCAGAGACTATTTTTGCTGCGCCTATTTTAATTTCTTTTGATTCTGCAGGGTCTAAACTTTACAAGAGTATCGCAAATGAAATACTTACAGATTTAGAAGAAGCTATGGATTCTTACGGAACTAACTTTGATATTTTTTCTCACTACGGTCAAGCAAACTCGTTTGATGGGGCAGACGCCTTGCGAGGAAAAATTATGTCTAAACTGACCTCTTTAAGAATGCTTTGCGACCATCCGGACCTTCTTCAATTCTCTATAGAGTCGTCAAATTATGTGGCAGAGTTACACGAGAGTGGTCGTTTAGATGGAGTCAAACGTTCCCCTAAACTTTCTGCTCTTAAGGAGTACGTAGACAACTTTTTAACCTCTGATGAAAAAAATAAAGTTGTTATCTTTACTAGCTATGTACACATGGTCGATATTATTCGTGACGCTTTAATTATGGACTGGGGCAGTGCACCATACACTGGGGAGATGAATGCAAAAGATAAAGAAGAAGCTAAACTTAAGTTTCAGACTCAGCCTGGTACTCGCATCCTTGTTAGTTCTGATGCTGGTGGGTATGGGGTGGATCTTCCTCAGGCTAACCTACTCATTAATTACGACTTGCCGTGGAATGCTGGCCTCGCTGTACAGCGCAATGGTCGTATTCGTCGTGCGTCTAGTACATGGAAAACCATAGTCGTACAAGACTTCCTTATGGACGGCTCTATCGAGGAACGCCAGCACGCCATGCTGACCCAGAAACTGGCTGTAGCAGGGGCTGTAGTGGACGGTGAGGGCATTAACTCTGAGGGTGGGGTTGCTTTAACTGCGGGGTCACTTCGTGCTTTCTTACAGAACATTACGGTTTAAAATATATGTATGCCTAATGCACCTAAGACACCGACACGGACCATCCGAGTCTCTAATGAGCTCTGGAACGCCGTAAAGGATAAGGCTGCCATCGAAGAGCGCACCGTCACAGAGGTCATTATTGAGGCTTTAAAAAAATATATTGAGGAATAAATTTCCTGCTATACTTGTTATAGCAATACCCGGGGGATGAAATGGCGTCGATTGCAAGAAAAACCGCATGCGGAACTTGTAAGACCTCAGTTCAATTCTGAGCATCTCCACTGATCTGCCCACAATGGGGGATCTATTACTAGTTATCGTCTAAGGAGATAATTATGGCTTTAATTCCCATGCCTCACGAAGGCAACAAAAAGTACCCAGACTACGATTGGCACAAGAAGCCAGGGTCTGGAAGCATTACAACAAATCCAGTAACAATCAACTCTTTATTCCCACAGTTTGAACGCTGGGCTATTGGGTTTGACCCGTTGTTTGATACTCTAAAGTCAATTGCGTCTGAAGCAAAGATGACTTCTTACCCTCCCTACAACATTTACAAGTCCAAGGACAACTACGTCCTAGAGATTGCCGTAGCTGGGTTCTCTAAAGAAGACATCAAGATCTCTGTTAAGGAACTAACGTTGACAGTAGAAGGTTCAGCCCTACCATCTGTGGACAACTATGTTCATAAAGGAATCGCATCCCGAGACTTCAAACAAGACTTTGCTCTAGCTGAGTATGTCGTGGTTGACAGCGCTGAGATGAAAGATGGTATGCTTCGTATTATCCTCAGTCAGGAACTCCCTGAGGAAAAGAAACCAAAAGTAATCGAGATCCAGTAATTTGACAGTGACCTGAGTATGTCCCTAAACTGCTCACCAACAAAGAGAAAGAGGGCATTATGGCAAAGATTGAAAAACCATCTAGAACAGTATCTGCTGAAGACGGCATTCTAGGTAAAGTACGTAACTTTGTATTCTTAAAAAAGAAGATTGATGATGCAACAAAAGAACTCAATCAAGTTAAAGCATACCTATCAGACCTTGTAGATTCAGATGGTGAAGAAGACGACAAGGGACATAAGTGGTATCAACTTCCTGAAGAGATCGACGGATATGTTTCTTTAAAGCGTGAGCGTCGTGTCTCACAAAGCTTGGATCTAGACGAAGCAGAACGAATCCTAAAAGAAAAAGGATTGGAAAGCCGTTGCTTTAGAACTATGCCTGTACTAGATGAGGACGCAGTAATGGCTTGTCTTTACGAGGGTTTGCTCTCTGAAGAAGATGTTGATACTATGTTCCCTAAGAAGATTACATGGGCGTTTGTTCCAAGTAAGTCATGAACGATGAAGTAGATAAGCTGTTTAGTAGTCTAGATGATTACTATCCTGGCTCTAAACGTAAGCGCAGGGAACCTGACCCTAAGGCAAAGGTTAAAAAACCTGTTACAATTGATTCCTGGGATTCCGAGCCCCAGGTAAAAACTTTACCTAATGGTAAAGAGCTCGAATTGTTTAGTGCCGGTGCGTTAGCACTTGCGCTAGGCAGACCGTTAGTTACTTTGAGACTTTGGGAACGAAAAGGTTATATACCACGTGCACCCTATCGCTTGAAGTCAATGGTTGTGAATGGTGTAAAGAAGCCCGGATGGCGGATGTACAGCAGAGCAATCGTCGAAGCAACTATCGAAAGCTTTCAATCTCGTGGGCTTCTTGAAGCCCCACGGATTGATTGGAATCGACACCCAGATCTATCAATTGAATTGGTAGAGAAGTGGGATAAGATTCACACTCAAGAGACAGCCGTTTCTTGACTCTACCTATGACTATGGCTATGGCTATGAAAGGAGTACCCCAAATGGGTATTCGTATTGATAAAGAAGACGCACCAAATGTTGACTCATATGTTGACACAATGCACAGTCCAACTCAAGCAGAGCTTGAGGAAATGTTCGTAGAAGAAAACGAAAACGATACAGCAGATCGTTCTTCTACAATCCAATCAGGTTGGGCAGCAGCTAAGAAAGCAGTTGCAAAGTCCAACGAAAAGTATGCGAACGATTTTAAGTTTACTGAAGACGTTCAGCTAATCAAATTCATCTCTGGCGAACCAATGACCTTTATGCAGCACTGGGTTAATCGTCAGGGCAAGCGCTCATTTATTAGTATTGGTGAGGGCGATCCACTAATCGCAGTAGGCAGCAAGCCAGATCAAAAGTTTGCTTTCTCTGTTGTTAATCTATCTGCCGAAGAACCTAAGATTGAACTTATGGTTGTAGGCGTCCGTCTATGTGGTCAGCTTGAAAAGCTCCACACTGATAAGAAAACTGGACCACTTGACCGTCCAGATCTTTACTGGGCTGTTAGCAAGTCCGGTACTGGTACAAAGACCGCGTACTCCATCTCTCCTGTTAAGGAACGCGATCTTGCTGATGATTGGGAAATCGATCCTGTAGCAGCATCTGAGCTAATCAAAACAATGAAGCCACTTGGACCGGAAGCACTTCACATTCCGACAAAGGCTGAACTTGAAGAGATTGCTCGTGAAATCGCTGGACAGCTCTAACCCACTATAGTTGCTGGGGGCCTGGTCTTTTACCTCCTTTCTCTTACAGGCCCCCAGCTTCCCTAATCATCAGGAGCACAATGAATATCGTTACAACCACAAAACAACTTAAAGAACTGATTGATGCATACGACAAAGTAGACGCGTTTGCATTCGACGTAGAAACAGTTGGAGATCACCGCGGAGATCCACGACAGAACATCGTTACTTGGATCTCTATGTCTACCTACGATCGGGTAGATGTTATCCCTATGGGACATCCCAACGGAGAGTACCTTCGCACAGAGTACCCGTTGCTTCCTTCGGCACATGCTCGTTTAGAAAAAGGCTTAGAACTACGCCCCACCGACTACAGTAAAGACGAGCGTAAAGCCACACGTATCTTTGGTCCTGCCCCAGAGCAGCTGACTCCTGCAGAGGTTTTCTCTGCGCTTAAGCCTTTACTTAACAGTTCTAAGGTAAAGGCTGGGCACAACCTTAAGTTTGATTTACAAAGTGTTTCAAAGTATTTGGGTGGACTACCCGCTCAACCATACGCCTGTACCCTCAATGCTGCATTTATTATTAATACACAGGACCGTAATAACCTTGGTCTAGATGATTGCCTGCAACGTGAGTTCGGGTATCACATGGTCAAGGGTGTAGGTAAAGAAGTAGAGAAGTATTCTTTCGAAGAGGTTGCTACCTACGCAGCCCTAGATGCTGAGTGGACTTGGAAACTATGGCTTCACTTATCAGACAAGCTCGATAAGGATGGCTTGCGTGGCATCTTTAATCTTGAGATGGATGTACTAGCTGTTATCTGTGCTATGGAGTTACGTGGTGCAGATATTGATACTAAGCGTTTAGAGATCCTCAAAGCGGATCTAGAGCTGCAGCTAGAGACTACTAAGGCAAGCATCTATCGTATTGCTGGTAAAGCTTTTAATATCAACAGTGTTCCAGAAAAACAAAAACTCCTCTTCTCATTGAAGAAGGACGGGGGACGTGGGCTACGGCCTAAGGTCCTTACACCGGCTGGACAGAAGAGGGCTGAGGAGGGCCAACCCTCTTCTGTTTCAGACTACTCTGTATCAGAGCCTGCACTTCAAGCGTTTGCCGGTAAAGATGCTTTAGTGGATGGGTTGATTGCCTACTCAGATCTTAATAAACTTTTGACTACATACGTGATCCCTTACCTTGGTGGAGATATCACTAGAACTCTTGCGGGTAAGTCAAAGATTGTCGCTAAGAAAAGTCTATTGTTGAATGGACGGATTCACACTGACTTTGTACAGTACGGTGCTGAGACTGGAAGATTCTCTAGTCGCAATCCAAATCTTCAAAACGTTCCTAACCCACGCACACCTAACGGTAAGGCTATTCGCAATCTGTTTACAGCTCCGGAAGGCTACAAGTTAGTTGTAGCTGACTACTCTCAGATTGAGCCTAGAGTTTTGGCATCCTTTAGCAATGATCGTATCCTTTGTGGTTCTTATCTGGCCGGAGAAGACATCTACACCACCATTGGAAATACTGTGGGTGTAGACCGTAGCGCAGCCAAGACGTTGGTATTGGCAATGATGTATGGTGTTGGTCCAGATAAGATTGCAGACTCTATTGGAGTTACTGTTGCTGATGCAAGATCTCTCCTAGACGACTTCTTACATAAGTTTCCTGCCGTTGCTCGATATAAGAAGCAGGTAATCGCAGAGAGCCGCAGGCATGCTCCTATGCCATATGCCTCTACCTACATGAATCGTCGTCGTTACCTACCTGAACTTCGCTCCAGTGAAGTCTGGAAACGTGCCAGAGCAGAGCGTCAGGCTTTCAACACCGTGATCCAGGGGTCGGCAGCAGACCTAATTAAACTTGCTATGATTAGGGCACACAAGATGATTCCTGATGAGTCAAGTTTGATTCTTACGGTACACGATGAGCTGGTGACAGTTACTCCTGATCATCTTGCCGAAGAGACAGCTGAAGCAATTCGTCAGGCAATGGAAGGTATTAAAGCCTTATCCATTCCAATGATTGCAGATGTTAAAGTCGTACAGAGATGGGGAGAAGCAAAGTGAACTTGTTCAAACGTAAGAAGAAGATCAAGGTACAGCAGGTATCTCTTCCTGTCCTTATTCGTCAGGTAATCTACGATTCAATGTTGATGCCTGCCGAGGAGATCGCAGCCCATATGGGGTTACCACCAGTATCCGATGAGGTGTCGGAGATGGAAGAACGTGCTAGCCAGGATCGTCTGTCTCGTATGTCTGCTTTGCTTCCTTTTATCGATGCACACGCAGATATAACAGCACGTATTGCGTCTGCTGCATATATGCTCGACGACCCGGAGTTTGATGACTTGCCAGAGGAAAAGCTTGAATCGTTATTGGAACTGTTTAGATTAGTTTCCTTAGCTTCTTCTGTCTCTTGCGTTTCTACTTTGTTTAGTTTAGGATTAATTGATTCTAATGTCGTGGAGGATAACGATGAGTAGTAGCAATTGGTGGGCAAATAAACTTGGGGCAAATGGACCACTTCCAAATACTCCCCCAACTACACCGCCTCAAGGAAATGTTTACCGACCGCCTCAACAGGCACCAAACGTTCAAGTATCTTATGATCCAAACCAGGATCAATTAGTTACTAAGGCACAAAGTGCACGAGACGTTGAGAACTGTCCTAACTGTTACTCCGGTAACTATATGGCGCCACAGGGTACGCAACGTAAGCGTTGCTATGATTGTGGCTATCCAATTGTTCAAGGTGGTAGTGGAGTAGGTGGCACCGGACAAGGTGGCTCCCCTATCCCAGCACGTCAACCGTCACAAGGCGGAGGATTCAATCCAAATGTAATCGTAGATAGGTTAGGGTAATTACAATGGCATTAAACGCAGAGGCATTAAAGATTGCAGCAGGAATTAATAAGAAGCTTGGTGCTAACACTGTTGTACTTGCTGGAGATACACACATCCCACAACGAATTACAACAGGGTCTTTAACACTTGATGTGGTTCTTGGTGGAGGTTGGCCTATGAACCGTTGGGTAGAGCTTATGGGTGAAGCATCGCATGGTAAGACTGCAATTGCTTTAAAGACTATTGCAGCTAATCAAAAGATCAACCCAGACTTTACTGCAGTATGGATTGCTGCAGAAGATTTTGATTCTAAGTACGCAGAGTTTTGCGGTGTAGACACCAGCAGAGTTCTTCTTGTAGAAACTAATAGCATGGAGGATGCATTTGATTCAGTCATTCAATTTATGGAGAGCAAGGCTGTGGACATGGTTGTTATTGATTCCCTTCCTGCCTTGGTTCCTAGCGCAGAAGATGAAAAGCACATGGAAGAATTTACTGTGGGTCGTGGCGCACTTATTACCAATAAGTTCTTTAGAAAAGTGGCGTCAGCTACCAAGCGAGACCTCATCGAATCGGAACGACCAGTCCTTGGAATTATGATCAATCAGTATCGTATGAAGATCGGCGTTATGCACGGAGATCCTCGTACTACTCCAGGTGGTTTGGGCAAGGACTATGCCTACGCAATTCGTTGCGAGGTAAAGCGTGATGACTGGCTAGAGGTAGGTACTGGTCAGGAGAAGCGCCGTGTGGGGCAGACTATCCGCGTCCGCACAGTCAAGAACAAGACATTCCCACCTCAGCAGACGGCTTACATGGACTTTTACTTTGCAGACGGGGGTCCAATTGACGCCGGTCAATACGACACCGGCAAGGAAATCGTTGCCCTAAGCATTTTGAATGGGATCGTCGATAGACGTGGCGGATGGATGTATTATGGTGACCGTAAGTGGCAAGGCGCACCAGCCCTTATTGACTCTCTTCGAGAAGAAGTTGACCTCCGTGAGGAGATTAGCAAGGCAGTAATGAGCACTATCAAAGCTCAACCTGTAATGGTTCTTGATGAAGAGTGAAGGTCAGAAAGAATCGCTTAAGCATGAGAAGCGATTAGAAAAGAAGATCAACGGCAAACGCACTGCTGCTTCTGGAGCTTTTTGGTCTCGCAAGGGCGACGTGAGAAACGACGAGCTTCTGATTGAACATAAGTGGACTGGCAAGAAGTCAGTCACTATCAAGTCAGAAGTCTTGAAGAAGATCACAACCGAAGCAATACTAGACAGCCGGACACCGGTGCTAGGGCTTCATCTTGACGGTGAGAATTATGTAGTTCTTTTGGAGGAAGATTTTTTTGAACTTCGTAACTCAATTAGAGGTGAATGAATGGACGATTACCAGGACGAAGCGTCTTGGGCTTGGCGTTATAAGGCAAAGTGCCGAGGGGAAGATACGGAAATATTTTTCCCGCCAAGAGACAAAACTTTATATAAGCCGATAGCAGATAAAGCAAAGGCTATTTGTTGGGGCAAGGACGGTCGACCTCCTTGTCCTGTACGCAAAGAGTGTTTGAAGGAAGCTATTAAGAACGATGAGTTGCATGGAATATTTGGTGGTATGTCCCACCGAGAAAGAAATGCAGCTCAGAGAAGATACAAGGCCAAAGGATTGACCTTGGACGAATGGATAAACTCGGAGGGTAAGTATGGGAAAGCCAAGGACGGTAGCTAGTAAGGATCTTAAATCCTTTCTTAATGCTGCAAAGCGTGAGACCAGATTGATGGGGTCTCTAGAGCGTCATATACTTACTCAACCTTTCGATGAGCGCAGTCAAGATGTGCTGCATCCATCAGATCTTATTAAGCCGGAGTGGTGTGCTCTGGCTGCTTATCATGCTTTGCGTGGTAACTATGTAGAGACACGAGAGAAGCTTACTCTGCGTCAGGTGTCTATCTTTGCAGAAGGTCATGCTATCCACGCTAAGTGGCAGGGATGGTTTAGAGATATGGGAATCCTCTACGGTATGTGGAGGGATAAGACAGGTACAAGTTGGGGTGTGGCTAAAGATGTCCACCCAAGTGTTGATTATGCAGAGGTACCTTTACACAGTGCTAAGCACAGAATTAGCGGTCATGCCGATGGTTGGATCAAAGGTCTAGGCGACGACTGTTTTATTGAAATTAAATCTATTGGTACAGGAACACTTCGCTTTGAAGCTCCGGCAATCCTCGCACAAGCCGAAGGAGATCTAGAAAAAGCTTGGCGCAATGTTAAGCAACCTTTCCGAGCACACCAGTTGCAAGGACAGATGTATCTGCATCTAGCTCACCTGATGGTAGAAGAAGGCCTGCTTGAGTCAGCTCCAAAAGAGATCGTATTTATCTATGAGCTTAAAGCTAACCAAGATTATAAAGAGTTCGTTGTACAGTACAACCCAGAGTTCGTAGCTGACATTTTTGACAAGGCTTTGGATGTAGTCTGGGCAGTTGACAACAACCGCCCACCTATGTGTAGTATTGATTCAGTAGCAGGATGCAAACGATGTGAACCGTATAGAGGGGGAGAAAATGCCTAAGTATGACTTTAAGTGTTCTTCGTGTCAGAAGATCACCGAGAGCTTCTTTCCAATTCAAGAAGGTCCGGCACCAGCAATTATTTGCGAGTGTGGTATGGAAGCCTTTAGAGTTTATGCTGCAACGCCAGCACAGTTTAAAGGTGGCGGATGGGGAGGTCAGTAATGAATTACGTAGAGGGAATTACGCATAACGGATTACCAATCATTATTGCAGATGATGACTTTGTTGAGCATCTGCTTGAAAACGGCTATGAGGATTCCATTGAGATGGACGACCTGGCTTTAGAATATTTAGACTGGGCTAAAGAGAATGTGGAGGCATAGAGATGAGTCCAATTGAGTTAAAGATTGCTGAGGCTAGTAGTAAAACTATTAGTGCTCTTCAACAACAGGGGATGGATGTTAACCAGAACTATGGTTATGATGCGCCATCACTACCTGCTGACATCACAGGCATGTCAGAGGAACAAGTTATGGATCTGTATACAAAGTACGTGGCTTACTTAGAGTTTATTAACCTACAGCTTTGGTGTGCAGAAGTAGATAAGGCAGAGGCTGACAAGCAGGTTGCTTTAGTTAGGGCTAGAAAAAAATTATCCCTAAAGACCACCGGAGTAGCAGTGGCCATGATGGACGCTGAGATTGAGGTAGATCCTGAGTACCGTAGTAAGTCAGACACTCTTCAAGAGTTGTCTAACTATCACGGTTTGATTCAGATTATCTCTGAGCGTTTGTCTAAAGACATTTCTCTCATTAATCGTGAGATTACACGTCGAGTTAACATTAACAAGGCTGCCGGTAGAAGTGTGTGGTTGACACCATGACCTGGGAACAGATGTCTATGTTTACTGATGAAGAGTTGGGCATTCATTCAGACTATAAAATTATTGGTCTTACTGGTTACGCTCAGTCTGGTAAAGACACTATCGCATCTATTTTGGTAGAACGGTATGGCTATCGTCGTGTTGCGTTTGCTGACACTATTAGAAACTTTATCTATGAGGTTAACCCAATGGTTGCATGCAGCCCTACCGGTTACCTTAAAGATCTTGTAAACCTTGTTGGGTGGGATAAAGCTAAACAAGAACCACAAGTTCGTCGCATTCTGCAGGATGTAGGTGTAGCTGCACGCAATATGTTTGGTGAAGATTTTTGGGTAAACCAAGCTCTCAAACCATACCTTGCCGAACATCCAGTGGTAGGTGGTAATCATAAGTTAGTTATTACAGATGTTCGGTTTAAGAATGAAGCTGAGACTGTTCATTCTTTAGGTGGTCAGATCTGGCGTGTAAAGCGTTTAGGTGTAGAGGCAGTTAACTCTCATGTTTCAGAGCACGAACTAGATGACTACAAAGTTGATCAAATCTTTGTTAATAACGGGACGATCGAAGACTTAACTCTTTTGATTCAGACTAGGATGAGTAATGCCATCTCAAAGTAGGAAGCATCGTGGCTATAAATCTCAAAAGATCTTAGCTGAGTTTTTAGTTAAGCATGGTTGGATCTACGCAGAGTCAGCTGGAGCGGGTAGGTCTGGCACAGACGTTACGGGAACTATAGGCATTGATTGGGAAGTAAAGGCCCGTAGAGATTTCAACCCCAGCGCAGCTATAAAACAGCTCAAAGAACGTCATAATGGTAAGGATTTGCCAGTAGCTGTCTTACGTCTTAATGGCCAAGGAGAGGCTAATATCGGGGAATGGCCGGTCATGCTACGGCTAGAAGACTTCGTAAACCTATTAAAAGAGGCTGGATACGCTGACGGATCCTCTTAAATCACGTACCGTTTTCCTTCAGGGGGCGAACAACTCGACAACTGAAGGACTACAAAACGTGATAGATAAAGAACTAGATGAAAAGTTCCTGCGTGTAAGCGCCGGATCAAATGCCCAGTCGGTTGGTTCCGCTATTGCTCATGCACTCTATGAAGCACCACAGGTGAAAATTAGGGCTGTAGGAGCGTCAGCAGTAAACCAGGCAGTAAAAGCAATTGCTATTGCTAGAGGCTACGTAGCCCCTAGAGGATTAGACCTAACTTGCCGTCCAGGTTTCACTACCGTGGACTCTAGGGACGGACAAATTTCAGCAATAGTCTTTACTGTAGAAGTTAACTAAGGTATTCTTAGTTTAAGAGATCTCTTAAAGTTAGGACTAACATGGCAGACGTAACATCTGAAGCGTTGGCTGGAATGGCTAAGCAAGGCCGCACACCTATGGGCAAGGACGGAATTAAGTTCTCCACTGCAGGTGTTAAGGCTGGCAAGCTTATGCCAAAGAAGGGCAATGCAAAGGCGGGCGACCCAACAGGAGCTGGAACAAAGGTAAATCGTGAGAACGCAATGCCGTCACAGGCAGAGCGTAATGGCGCAGCTTACCGTCCATTGACAGCTCGTTATATGAAGCAGACAGATCCATCAGCAGGTTTAACACAGGCTAATGGACGCATCGTTAAGACAGCTGTTTATCGCAGCCGTCCAAATTTCGATGGCGGATCTTCTTCTTCTTACTAATAGTGTAGTATAAGAGCCGGGCCTTAACGGGCCCGGCTTATACATCGGACTAAGACATACGGAGCAAATATGTTACAAGACCTTTATGCTGAAGCTAAAGAGCATACAAAATTAAGTGGCCATTGTGTTGTTGGCCAATGGGCTGCAACCCTTTCTGAAACAGATAGAACTGCATTTGATACTTCCCTAAACGACGTAGACTTTTCAACTAGAAGTCTTTTTAAGTTGTACCAAAAAGCTGGGGCGTCATTTGGTTTGACATCCTTATTAACTCACCGAAACGGAGAATGTGGATGTCCTTAGCAGATGACTATGATGCAATAATTCAGGTTAGTCAAGGTTCAGATAAAGTAAATAAAAGTATTCCAGATGCATGGCGTCCACGTTCTGAAATTGGAACTGATGGTGGCTTTGTTGTATCTACTCCACGCCCAGATGGAAACACTCCTGGCGCAGAAGATATCTTACGTGAAGCAAATCTAAATCCAGAAGAGTGGGCTGTTGTTTCACATCGTCGTTCACGTTGGCAAACCTTTAATGGTGATTGGCTCGAGTCGTTTCGTGTAAACGTAGTGCCAGTAAAGCCAGAGAACGCTAAGGATTATGACCTTGAGCAACTACTTGATGGTATTACAAAGTGGAAGCCTGGAAAGATTCTTGAAGTGTCGGGAGATCTAACTGCTGTGTACAGCATGGGAGATACTCAGTACGGTAAAGATGACACCCCTGCCATTATTGATCGTGTACTTCGTTCATTCGACGCAGCTGTAGATCATCATAAGTATTTAGCTAAGAAGTACCCTATTGCTCAGATTGCATTACCACAGCTTGGTGATTGCATTGAAGGTATGACAAGTCAAAAGGGTAAAGTAATGGGTCGCCATGACATCGGTGTGTCAGAGCAGGTACGTGTAGGTCGACGTATGCTATTGGCACAGATCAAAGCTTTAGCACCTTTTGGAAAGATCATTGTTCCAGTGGTTCCAGGTAACCACGATGAGGTTCAGCGTTTCTTAGTAGGACGCCCAGAAGATTCCTGGCAAATCGATGTTGTTGCTCAGGTAGAAGACATCTGTAAGGAGAACGACTTCTTACGTGATCGCGTTGAGTTTAGGTATCCAGCTGCAGATGACAGCACGCTTGCTGTTAATCTAAGTGGAACTCTTTATGGTATGGCTCACGGTCATCAAGCCCGTGATCTAATTAAGTGGTGGGGAGGTCAAGCCATGGGACGTTGCTCCGTTGCTCAGGCTGACATCCTTAACGTAGGTCACTACCACCACTACCATGCACAGAGTGTTGGGCCTAGATTGTTTATTCAGAATCCAGCAATGGATAACGGCTCAGCTTGGTTCCGTGATAAGTCTGGTCTTGAAAGCCAACCGGGAATTGTTTCTCTAGTTGTTGGCGAAGGCATCGATCCTAGACGAGAACTAGTTGTTCTTGGAGGATAATAAAAAACCCCCGGCTATTAACCGGGGGTTTTTTATTATCTATTTGCCCACCAATCCCCAAGTACTACAGCGAGTATTAATGTAATTAAAAATACTCCTTGAAAAGTTACGTGAGTTAGGTAATACATTAGAGCTGACGGCCACAGCAAGAACAAACCCCAGGGGTCGTTTCTGCTGGAGCAGTAGCCTTAGGAGCACCCTTAAACTTAGGGCGACCAAAACCTACAATAGAAATCTGAACCTTCTTAGGGTTCTTTTTAAAGGCACGAAGCTTCTTCGATACCTGACCACCATTGCGTTGGCTTCCCTTTTCATCAGGGCTTGTGTTACCTTCAATGCACCAAACAGTGCCATCGCCATTGTCTTTGATAACAATTCCTACGTGACTGATCCGGTCGACGCCATCTGAGGGGAAATCAAAATATGCAATATCGCCTGGTTCTGGATCTGCAATATCTCCATCAATCCAAGCACCAGCCTTCTTAAATGCTGCAGCTCCACCAGGGGTGTATACAGTATTAGGTACCTTTACACCAGCTTCATTAGCGCACCAGTTTACGAATGATCCACACCATGGCTGGAAGTTGGCCTTGGTATAAGCGCCGTACTTTGTTTCATTGTCTTTAGGACCTTCAATGGTTCCTAGTTCTGCTGTAGCAACTTCAATAAGCTTAGCTGCTGTGCCATGATCTGCCATTAGTTGTT